CAGAAGCAGTGGTGCGCTTTCAATCAGACACCATTATGGAAACGTTTCCAGCCAAAGGCCCAGTACGTACACAAATTATAGGTAAAGAAACTCCTGAGAAAAAAGAAGCGGCTGTTCGTGTAGAAGAAGACATGAACTACCAGCTAACGGAGAAGATGCCTGAGTACCGCACAGAGCACGAAAAAATGTTATGGAACTTGCCATCGGCGGGTTCTGCATTTAAGAAAGTTTACTTTGACCCCAGCCTTGGTCGTCAAGTTTCTGTGTTTATTCCAGCAGAAGACGTGATTTTGCCGTACGGCGTTAGTGACATTAATACTTGTTTTCGCATCTCGCATCGCATGCGTAAGACCAAGAACGAGCTACTTAAACTAATGAACGCTGGGTTTTATCGTGACATTGAGTTAGGCGAACCAGAAAAGTTCCAAACAGATATACAAGAACGTAAAGACAGAGAAACCGGATTTAGTGCTAGCTACGACGACCGCTTTGAGCTATACGAGATACATGCCGATTTAGATTTACCCGGCTACGAAGATACAGACGAAGATGGCGAGCTTACAGGTATAGCCCTTCCATACGTAATAACAATGATTAGGGGCACAAGTGAGATTCTGTCTATTCGCCGTAACTGGAAAGAAGAAGATCCGCTTAAGTTAAAACGCCACCACTTTGTTCATTACCAATATATTCCCGGCTACGGAGCTTATGGCTTTGGCTTGTTCCACTTGATTGGTGGCTTTGCAAAATCTGCAACGAGCATTATTCGTCAGCTCGTAGACGCGGGAACCCTTAGTAATTTACCCGGTGGTTTAAAAAGCCGTGGTTTAAGAATTAAAGGCGACGACACCCCTATTGCTCCGGGCGAGTTTAGGGACGTGGATGTTGGATCAGGCACTATTCGAGATAACATTTTGCCATTGCCTTATAAAGAACCTTCGATGGTTTTGTCGGGTTTATTGGATAAGATTGTTGAAGAAGGTCGTCGCTTTGCGGCTACTTCGGATATGCAGATTTCTGACATGTCTAATCAAGCACCTGTTGGAACAACGCTTGCAATTTTGGAACGTACGCTTAAGGTTATGTCGGCTGTTCAAGCCCGTGTCCACTTTGCGTTAAAACAAGAGTTGCAGCTTCTTGCGGGCATCATTAGGGATTACACAGACCCAGACTATACATACGAGCCAGAAGAAGGCACGCCTCGTGCCAAACAAGCTGACTACAACAATGTAGAAGTTTTGCCAGTATCAGATCCTAATGCAGCAACTTTGAGCCAACGGGTAGTTCAGTATCAAGCAGTTATCCAATTAGCTCAAATGGCACCACAGATTTATGACTTGCCTTTCTTACACCGCCAGATGTTAGAAGTATTGGGTGTTAAGCATGCAGCCAAAATTGTGCCAATGCCAGACGATCAAAAACCAAAAGACCCAGTTACGGAAAACCAAGACGCACTTAAAGGCAAACCACTTAAAGCGTTTATTTACCAAGACCATGAGTCACACATTAAAGTCCACACGTCAGCAATGCAAGATCCTATTGTTCAACAGCTTATTGGGCAAAACCCACAAGTTCAAGTTATTCAAGGGGCTATGCAGTCTCACATTGCAGAACACGTAGGATTTGCTTATAGGCAGAAAATTGAACAGGCTCTTGGCGTTTCGTTGCCAAACCCAGAAGATGAAATGCCAGCGGATATGGAACGGGAAATTAGCCGCCTAATGGCAGAAGCTGCACCGCAAGTGTTAGCAGAAAGTCAAGCTATGGCAGCTCAACAGCAAGCCCAGCAAAATGCCCAAGATCCAGTATTGCAAATACAGATGCAAGAACTGCAGCTAAAAGCTAAAGATGTTGATATTAAAGAAAGAAAGCTTGCAGCAGATGCGGCAGCTAAAGCTGACCAAATTGAGATCGAGAAAGAAAAGATAGCTTCAAATGAAAGAATAGCTGGAGTAACGGTTGGTGCCAAAGCAGAAAATGACAAGGCTATGTTACAAGCTAGGCAAGAAGAAGCTGGTGTAAAAATTGGAGCCGATATAGCCCATAAAAAGGCACTACTGCAAAAAGAAAATAAAAAGGAAACTAAATAATGGACTTAGCCACAATGGATGTGTTGCAGTTTTTACGCGACAAAATTCGAGAGGACATAAGAAATTACACAGACGATTTGGCAAACGGACAGTGTACAGATTTTGCAGTTTATAAACAGCTTTGTGGGGTGATTCGAGGTCTATCCTATGCAGAGCGCCACTTACTTGACCTCGCAGAAAATATGGAAAACGCTAATAATGAGTGAAGCTATAGCAATGCCGGAATCAGAATTGATCCTGCCGCCCGGAATGAAAATTCCAAAAATGGATCATGAATACGAAACAGCAGAACAAAAAGCACAATCGTTACCTGAACCAAAAGGGTGGCGCTTATTGTGTGCTTTAGTAGAAGCTGGCGATACTTACGATAGTGGTATTGTTAAATCAGGCCAAACAATTAAAACAGAGGAAATTACTTCTCCAGTTCTATTTGTTGTTAAAACGGGCCCGACTGCGTATAAAGACCCTGATAAGTTCCCTGACGGTGCATGGTGTGCGGTAGGCGATTTTGTTATTACCCGCCCCTACAGTGGTACACGCATCATGATTCATGGAAAAGAGTTTCGTTTGATTAATGATGATCAAGTTGAAGCAACAGTCGAAGACCCACGCGGCATTTCCCGCGTTTAACAGGAGATTTACATGGCAGATAATGATGATTTTAAGTTTCCGCATGAAACGGAAGAAGTAGAAAGTAAGGGTAAACCCGAAGATGATATTGAAATTGACATATCGGGCGAATCAGACATTTCTATTGAAATTGAAGACGACACACCGGTTCGTGATAGAACGGCTAAGCCACTTGATGAAGAAGTAACAGATCCTACCGATGAAGAAATCGAAGGGTATACCAAGGGTGCTCAAGCACGAATTAAACAACTAACCCATGCACGCCACGACGAACGGCGTGAAAAAGAAGCGGCACAACGTGAAAAGCAAGAGCTTGAAAAACTGGCTCAGCAAATCATGGATGAAAACCGCAAACTTAAACAATACGTACAGACTGGCGAAAAAACTTTTGGCGAAATGCAACAGGCTAAAGCTGAAGCCGAGCTAGAAATGGCACGGCGGAAGTATAAAGAAGCCCAAGAATCATATGATTCCGACGCTATGCTTGATGCACAAGAGTCTTTAACCGATGCAAAGATGAGGCTTGAAGCTGCAAAGAATTTTAGGCCAACCCCTTTACAAACGGAAGAAAGTAGTGTACAAACGTATTCATCGACACCTCAAGCACCTAGACTTGACGACAAAACCTTGCGCTGGCAAGCTAAAAACCAGTGGTTTGGGTCTCCGGGGTACGAAGAACTGACAGCCTTTGCACTAGGGCTGCACCAAAAACTAGTTGCTACCGGGGTTGATCCCCGCTCTGATGAATACTTCGATCGTGTTGACGGTCGCTTAAAACAAGTATTCCCTGAAGTGTTTAAAGACACTACGGCGGCGAAAGCTGAGCCAACAAGGAAACCTGCAAATGTTGTGGCTCCTGCTTCTCGTTCTACGGGAGCAAAAAAAGTAATCACATTGAATGCGACGCAAGCTCGTTTAGCAGACAAATTTGGTTTAACTCACAAACAATATGCACAGGAAGTTCTTAAATTGGAGGTTCAAAATGGCTGATAACCGCAAACCCCGTGACTTAGATTCACGCGAAAATAACCCAACTCGTTATGTTTATACACCAGCGAGTACGTTACCCAGTCCTACACCAGATCCAGACTACGATTTTTTCTATGTAGCTACATCTGTTGCAGGACAAGATCATGCGACCAATGTTTCACAAAAGTTTCGTGATGGCTGGGTACCGGTAAAGGCAGTAGATCATCCTGAGTTACAGGTATCTCCTAACAAAGACGGAAACGTTGAAATTGGCGGTTTGCTTTTATGCAAAAAACCAAAAGAAATGAATCAGGCTCGTCGGGAATATTTTGAGAAAAAAGCTCAAGCTCAAATGGACTCTGTCGACAATAGTTTTATGAAAAACAATAACCCCAACATGCCTTTGTTTAGCGAGCGTAAAAGCACAACAACTAAAGGACGCGGGTTTGGTAATGGTTCTTAATTTTTTAATCTAGGAGATTTAAATGGCTTATCCAACCGTTTCTGCTCCCTACGGCTTAGTGCCTGTTAACCGGATCGACTTTATGCCCTATGCTGGGGCTACACGTCTATTGCCAATCGCTAGTACTTATAATACTGCGATTTTCAACGGTGACATCGTTATGCTAAAAGGTGGCAATATTATTAAATCAAACGTTACTGTTGATTCAACCACAGACAACACCGCTAATTTGACTTATGGTGTGTTTATGGGTGTTCAATATGTTAACAGTCAAAGTCAGTTGATTCAGTCGCAATATTACCCCGGTAATGCTGCTGCTACTTCTGCTGTTGCTTATGTTGTTGATGATGCATCTGCTGCATTTAAAGTAGCTATTACCTATTCTGGTAACACTACAATTACTACAGCTAACTCGTCTATTGTTGGTACGAACCAAACTTTACGTCAAGGTACAGGATCCACCACTACTGGTGATTCCGCCGTTTCGCTTATTGCTCCCGTAGTTGGTAGCGGTAACGCAGCAGCAGCACCTGTTCGCGTAGTTGCAGTAGTTCCAGAAACAGCCTCTAGTGCAAACGCCTACACGGAAGTTATCGTGAAGTTGAATAACCCCCAAATTCTGTTGGCTGCGGCCCAGAATTACGTTTAAGGAGCTAATTAAATGGCTATTTCACGCGCACAGCTCCTCAAAGAGCTACTCCCCGGTCTCAACGCTTTGTTTGGTTTAGAATACAAACGCTATGGCGAAGAGCACAAAGAGATCTACGAAACTGAGAAATCAGAACGTAGTTTTGAAGAAGAAACAAAGCTGTCAGGCTTTAGCGCTGCACCAGTTAAAAACGAAGGCTCTGCCATCGCTTATGACAATGCACAAGAAGCTTTCACAGCTCGCTACAACCACGAAACCATTGCTTTGGGTTTTTCGATTACTGAAGAAGCAGTCGAAGATAACTTATACGATGCATTATCTGGTCGTTACACCAAAGCCTTAGCTCGTGCTATGGCATACACCAAGCAAGTTAAAGCTGCCGCAATTTTAAACAACGGTTTTACCAACTCTAGCCAATATTACGGCGGCGATGGCGTACCTTTGTTTTCAACTGCACATCCTTTAGTTTCTGGTGGTACTAACAGCAACACCCCATCAACTGCCGCTGACTTGAATGAGACTTCGTTAGAAGCCGCTGTTATTCAAATTGCTGCATGGACTGATGAGCGTGGACTGTTAATTGCCGCTATGCCACGTAAATTAGTTATTCCTCCAGCATTGCAATTCGTTGCAACCCGCTTGTTGGAAACTAACCTACGCGTTGGTACTAACGACAATGACATCAATGCCTTGAAAAACAATGGTTCAATCCCAGAAGGTTACGCAATTAACCACTATCTGACTGACACCAATGGTTGGTTCTTGACAACTGATGTTCCTAACGGCATGAAGCATTTTGAGCGTATGCCTTTGGCTAACAGCATGGACGGCGATTTCGACACAGGTAACGTACGTTACAAGTCTCGTGAGCGTTATTCGTTTGGTTGGTCAGATCCGCTTGGCATGTTTGGTTCGCCCGGAGCTTAAGTCTTATATAAGACTAATGAAGACCCCGCTCAAAAGGCGGGGTTTTTCTTTTCTTCAGAATGATGGATTCTGTGGCAGTTTGCGCATAGTACTATGCACTTTTTAATTTCTTCTTTAGCTTTCTTGTACAAACCTTGTTGGGCTAAGTAATTTACTGATTTATGGTTTGTGCGGTCAACATGGTGAAAATCTAATGCTGCTGGGTGGTTAAAACCGCATTTAGTACAAGCAAAGGTTGCTTTAAAAGCTTGCCATTCTATTCGTTTATTTTTTCTATGTTTAGCATTTGCAACTAAAACTTTTTCTTTATTTTCTGCATAGTGTTTAGCAGAACTTTTTTTAGATGATTCTTTTTTTCTTGGGTCGTTTGGATCTTTATAAGGCATTTTTTGTATATATGGTAGGATGCTTACTATCAAAAGAATAAACTTTAATCTGTCCTCCAGAATACAAATCGACCTGACAGGCCGCCCAACAAGCGTCTTCGGCTGTATGCCCTAATGACATTCCTGCTAATGCCGCTAAAGTACCACTGCCTAAAGCGTCTTGGGTATGAATTTGCCAAAAACGCAAGTCCTTACCAGAAACAAATATACCCGTTTCCGAAAGCAGCATAAAGTCTGCATCATCTGCATCTTTTATAATTGGTACTTTGCCCTTTTTACCTTCCATAAAGTACTGAACAACTTCTTGAATACTCATCGTACTTCCAGCCCCAGCTAGCCACCCTTGCGGAACCCTATATACTTTATCGCTATTTAATTCTTTAGTATCAGAATCGTCATCAGAAGTTTGACTATCGGAAACAAGAATCTTTCTTTTAGCATCGCCCACTATAGTAGTCATTTGGTTGCCATCATCCACAAACCTACATTAGCGCCAGCGTAACAGATGTAACAGATCAGCATTGGTATGTTTCCCTTAAGACCTTGTTCTACGGCTATGTAAAAATAAATTATGCCAGTTACGATAATAAGCCAAGCACTCACGGCACCCCCACGTATTTATTGGTCTTTGCCTATTTTACCCAATATTCTTGCGCATCATTAAAAAAAGTAGTAATATCGTATAAACCGGGAAAACCGGCTTATCAAACTGTCCCGGCAGACAGCATATTGATTGATAAGCTGATCTTATATGCAAGGACAATTTATCATGACTTTAGCAACTACCTCGTCTTTATGGCGTTCAACAGGTGGCGATTCTACTCGTACAGCTTATGCTGGCTCAATGGAAATGGTCGCTCAGTTTTACGTCGCCAACTCATCTTCTACTTCTGCTAATGTAGCAGTTTCAGCTACTAATACGGCTGCAGTTATTCTGCCAGCTAACACGGTTGTTTTGCGTGTAACGATTACTACTGGTTCAACGGGTGCAAATTCAGCAGCTAACATAGGGTTTACCCCAATTACTGGCGGCGGCCCCGGACAAGCGATTGCTTTAGGCACTAACGTTCCTGCTGCTTTTACAAGCGCTGCTAACGTAGTTGCTCGCACAACTATTAACGTAGGTGGTACAGGCGGCGGCGCTTCTTTAGGCAACGTAGCTAATGCAACTAATTTAATTATTGTTACTTCTGCTATTGGCGCTGCTGGTGCTGTTGGCGGCCCTGTAACAGGTTTAATTAGTTATTACGTAGCGGACAACGGTCAGCAAAACGTTTAATTAATCTAGGGGGTTCGCCCCCACTTAAATCTTTAGGAGATTAATTATGGGTATGCAATATGACGTACAAATGGTTCATGCGGATGCAAACGTACAAGCTATTACGGGTCCTGTTCGGGTAAAAGGTT